CCTTGACCGGGTCGTTCAGGGCCTTGCCGAGCTGCATCGACGCGCCCTTGGCGTCGGTGCCCATGACCGTGGCCATGTCCTGCGCCAGCCCGGTGGCGCGGGAGAACACCTGGTTGCCCTTGCCGAGCTCGTCGCGGACCTTGGTGAAGGTCAGCAGCACGTTCTCGTTCGCCTGGATGGCCTCATCGTCGATGCCGGTCTTGTTGCTGATCGCGGTGGCCAGGCCGCCGACCTGCTTCGCGGTCAGGTTCGCCGCGCCGCCGGTCGACTTGATGACGGCGCCGGTGATCGCGCCGATCTTCGCGGACTCGCGGGCATCGTTGACGAACTTCGTGCCGAGGGCGAACCCGGCGACGCCGACGGCGACGCCCATGGTGCCCATCGCCACGCCGATCCCGCCGATGCCCCGGGCGAACCCGCGCATGTGCCGGGCCTGGCGGCCCGCGCTGCGCCCGAACCCGTCGACGTCGCGGCCGGCCGTCTTGAGCTCGCGGGAGAACTTCAGCCGGTCCTTCAGGGAGAGCCGCGCGGACACGTCACGGGGGGCCAAGGCGGTGCACCTCCCTCAGCGGAACATCCGGCCGATCGCGTGGGCGAGGCGGCGGGCCAGGTCCTCCCGCTCGTTGGCGCGGTGGGACGCTTGGATCTGGGCCGCGCGTTGCAGGACTTCCAGCACGATCGCTCGGTCCGGCAGCGGCAGGGCGACGAACCCGAGGACGTCGCAGTAGCCGACCGTGAACGCGACCGCCGCGTCGGCGATCGCGGGGTCGGTCGCTATTCCCCCCGCAGCTCCTCAACCCGCTCGGCCGGGTCCATGCCCGACCACTCGCACAGCTTGGCCGCGAGGTGCCGCACGCCGGCCTTGCCGCACAGCTCGAGGGCAAGCTGAGTGGGCTGTATGCCGGGCGGCATCTCGAGCAGCTCGCCGAGCCGGTCGTCGAACCGGGGTGGCTGCCCGTCCGGGTCGTCCGGGTCGATCGAGCGCAGCTTGCCGCCCTCGCCCATCTCGTACACCCCGGCGCAGTAGCGGGCTACGACCGCTGCGTTCGCTCGGGACCGGGCCCCCGGCGCCTTCGACTCCTCACCGCGGAGCACCTGGTCCTCGACGTAGTCCGGGTCGGCCCGCAGCAGCCGCAGGTAGATCGGGGGGCTGGTCTCCGGGATCACCAGGTCCAGGTGCCGGCTCTCGTCGGCGTGCTGGCGCCGGGCCCGCAGACTGACGCGGCGGGACTCGCTGGTCGCCTCGGTCATGCCGGCAGACCGACAACCGCGGTGAGCTCGAAGGTCCGCACGTCGTTGGAGTTGGCGTTGGCTTCCGAGGGCTCCACGTTGCCCAGCCGCCCGACCCAGGTGGTCGGCCGGCCCCACGGCACCCCGTTGTCGTCCAGGGCCTGCTCCGAGATCGTGACCACGCCCTTGCCGGCGCGGCCGTAGCAGAGCCGCACCAGGTCGTGGTCGCGTTCGCGCTCGTAGACCCGGGCGATGACCACGTCCCCGGCGGTGGGCTGCCCGGCGTAGACCTTCTCGGCGCTCATGCCGCCGGGGCGGCGCTTGGTCAGCTCGGCCGAGACCGCGCCGCCGGACTTGGTCTCGAACTCGCCGAGCGGCACCCCGTCGAGGGTGGCGGTGACCTGCCATTGGCCTGCGGTGCTCATGCCGCCGCCTCCTGGGTGCTCATGCTGATCTGTGTGGTGACCCGTTCAGCGAGGCCGGCAGGGATGTATGACACGTTGGCCTTCAGCTCGCCGGCTGCGGTGACCTCCGGGGTGTTCGGGCCGATGGTGTCGACCTCGAACGCGATCTCGGCGGTGGCGCCGTAGAACGCGCCGCGCTCGTAGAGCCCGACCATGTAGCCATCCAGGGCGGCGCGGAACTCGGCGAACAGCCGCGGCCCGTCGATAAGCCGGAACACAAAGGGTCGCCCGGTGGCCTTGCCGCCGGCAACGATCTGCATCCGCAGCCGCTGGTAGTTGAGGAAGGTCCACACCGGGTCGGCAGAGCCGGTGCGCCAGCCGTAGATCTCGACGCGGCCGTTGGGGTTGGGGACCAGCAGGTTCACCCCGGCCGCGGTGAGCTCGTCCCACTGGTCGTCGGTGTAGGTGCGGCTGACGCCGATGGCGGCGTCGAGCCGGCCGGCGCCCCAGCCCTGGTCGCCTGCCGCGGCCCCGGCGGCGTGCCCGAGTCGGCCGTCGACGGCGTTGATGCGGCCGGCGACGCCGCCGCACGGCGGGACGATGCGCACAGTTCCGCCGGGCAGTGCGGGAAGGATGGGCCATCCGGCGAACAGACCAGCTCGCTGGTCAGGCGCCAGGGTGGCAATGGCTGCCGCCGCGGTGAGCAGGGCGGGCGCCGCTACGTCGGGGCCGTCAAGGATGGCAGTGCGGTTCGTCGCCTCACAGGACGCGATGACATTGGCCTGGGTGGCGGTGTCGACTGCCCCCGGGACCGACATCTGGCCGGGCCCGAGACTGGCCGGGAACAGCGTCAGCGCCGTAGCCGCGTCCGCCACGAAGGAGGCGCCTGCGTCCACGGTCGTGAGGTAGGCGACCGCGCCACCGGAGCGGAAGAACAGCTCCAGCGAGTCATGGATCACGGCGTTCTCTTCCTCACGCGGGCCTTGCAGATGCTCGTAGTCGGCGAGTGAGACGAGTTTGGTCACTTCTCCGCTGGCGCCGTATTGACCGGCCACCCCGACGACGAACCAGGCGCCGGTGTCAATCGCGGGGCCGGACGGGGATCCCGTCGCGGCGAAAGTGGTGAAGCTGCCGGGATGGGGCATGGCCTCAGGCCTCCTGTGGGATGGCGGTGACGTCGACGGACGTGACCGTCGGGCGATCGGGGGTGATCAGGTCGGGCGACGCCGGCGGGCTGCCGCTGGGGGCGAGCCGCTCGTCGAGGACGTAGGGCAGGGTGACGATGAACCCGACGTCGACACCGGCCAGCGTGCGGACCTTGTCCGGGTCGATGACCGAGTACTCCTCGGCCGACCACTCGACGCTGCGGGCTATCCCGCCGAGCGACCGGTGCTGGATGAGGGCGGTGCGGACGGCGACCGAGTAGGCGTGCACGGCGCGGGCGGTGGCCCGGTAGCCGCCGGCCCGCTCGAGCACCCGCACGGTGATGCTGTACGCCGCGCTGTAGCGGCCGCGGCCGTCGCGGACTGGTTCCCCGGCCAGGCCGGATCCGGCCACGGCCATGGCCGGGGTCGCTGCGGCGGTCAGCGCGTCGACGGTGATCGGCATGTCTATGACGGTGGGGACCTTCAGGTGCAGGCCCTTGGCTGCGTTGACCTCGGCGAGGACCGAGGGCAGCCACGCGAGCAGCGTCGCCTCCACCGCTTCGGCTGCCTCGAACCCGCCGACCAGCGGGCCGATCACATCAGCCCTCGTCGGCCGCGGCCGCGGGAGTCGTCACCGAACAGGTAGTCCTCGACGTAGCCGAGCCAGCGGTCCTCGACGCGGCGGTCGATGTCCATCAGCCGCCGTTGCGGGAGCTTCTTGCGGGTGCCCAGGTCGTGCAGGTGTGCGACCGGGTCGCGGGTGCCGAGGGTGACCCCGTCCATGCTGACCCGCCGGATTGCGTACCGGGCCCGGGGCTGGGTCAGCGACCGGTACAGCGCGCGGGTCAGCTGCAGCGGGTGCGGGTTGCGATACACCTTCTTGCTCACCCGGCCCTTCTTGCTGGTCCGGGAGAAGCCGCGGGTGCCGGCGGACCGGGCGCCGATCGGTGCCCACCGTGGGCCGATGCTGGCGCCCTGCGTGGTAAAGACGGCCTTCTCCATGCCGAGGAAGTCCTCGATCACCTGCGCGAACGCCGGCCGCGGGTCCTCCCCGGCGCTCCTGATGGCGCGCAGCTCGGCGCGGAACGCCTTCAGCTGTGCCTCGTCGACCTCGACGCGGATCTGCACGTCAGGGCACCGGAATGTCCGGGTCGACGGGCGGGAGGATCTGGGCCCGGTTCGCGGTGACGATCGCCCGGCGCAGCAGCGACACGTGCTCGGCGTAGCGGCGGCGGAAGAACTCGGCCGGGCCCAGGTTCTCGTCGGACTGCTCCGGGATGAACCCGTTCTCGATGTAGGAGGCGACACCCAACGCGAGGGTCGTGCGGGCGAGCCCGACCTGCAGGTCGCCGACCGGGCCGACCTCGGCGAGCAGGCTCTCCGCGAGCATGTCGATCAGCGCATCGACCTGCTCCGCGGTGGGGCTGGTCTCCGTGGTCGGCGGAGTCCCCTGGAAACGGGTCGGCATCAGCGCGCCGACCTGGGCCACGGTCGGCGCCCACGCGGGCCGGGCGGTGAGCGCCACCAGGGACCTACTTGTCGCCCTGCGCCGAGCGCGCCTTGTTCGCCGGCGCCGGCGCCTGCTTCTCGCCGGCGGGGGTCTTGCCGCCCTTCAGGCCGCGCTCCTTGGCATCGTCGTCGGAGAGCAGCAGCGTGGTCTCCACGCCGTTGATTTCGACCTCGTACTCCTTGAGCTCCATGCCGTGTCTCCTCTGCGTGGTGGGTTCCTCGACGATGATGCCTACCGTGTGGGTCCGCGGCCCGCAGGCGCCGTTGGGTGCGCCGCACAGCGGGCAGCGGACCGGTGCCACGGGCTACAGGCCGGTGACGGTCACGAACGCCGCAGGGCGGGTGACCGCGAACGCGACCCGCTCCTCGGCGAGGATCGCGACCAGGTTGCGGATGAAGAAGTCCGCGTGCGAGTCGGTGAAGGTGACCGAGGACTGCTCGCGGTCCCAGAGCACGGCCTTGGAGAAGTCGCCGAGCAGCGCGGTGCCGGCGGTCATGGCCTCGGACTCGACGATCGGGATGCCCCACAGGGTCCGCGGCCCCATGTAGAACGGGCCCATCCCGAAGTACCGGGTCTGCGAGTCCTTGAACAGGTCGACCTTCTCGACCTCGGCCGGGTTCATCACGATGCCGGACGGGGCGACGCGGCCGACGGTGCGGGCCTTGGTCAGCGCCTTGCGGACCGCGTCGTAGAGGGTGTCCGCGCCCTTGGCCTGGGTCTGGATCCCGGAGGTGCCCAGGATGCCGGGCAGGTTCTCCCCGACGCCGGTGCCGGAAATGATCTGTGACTCTTCGGTCTCGGCCAGGTCCGCGCCGAGCTCGTCGTTGATGAGGCCCTCGAGCTGGGCGACGTCGGCGAGCGCCCGCTTGCTGGCCGGCACCCACTCGGCGATCGTCTTGACGGTCGCGGTGCGCCGCGCGTACGCCCAGGCGCCCTCGGGCTTGTAGCCGCCGCCGGCGTCGAGGATCAGCGCGCCGGCGGTGCCGGGCGCGGTGGGCGGCGCCGAGGAGGTGGCCTCGGCGACCGGGGCCGCGTTGTTTGCGTGCGAGGTCTGCACGACGTACTCGACGGTGTCCGAGCCGGTGCGCCGCACCGACACGAGGTCGCGCACGGTCAGCTCGCGGCGGCCCAGTGGCTCGACGATGTCGGTGCGGTCGGGCACCACGAACGCGCCGGCCGAGGTCGCCGACCCGCCGGTGATCAGGGTCTTGACCGCGATCGGCGAGGACTCGATCCGGGCCTTCTCCGGGATCCGCAGCCCGCCGCCGTCGGCGTCGCGGTTCTTGAACGGCGCGAGCACGGCCTTGTAGGCGTCGGACTCGACGACCTGCAGGCCGAGGGACTTCACCCGCTCGCGGACAGGGGCGTCGCGCTGCGCGTCGACGTCGCCTGCGGCCTCGGGGCCGATCTCGTCGGCGAGCGCCTTGGCCTGGGCGAGGATCTCCTCGTCGGCCTTGGCCGCCTTGACCTGCTCGAGAAGGTCGCGGCCCTTGGCCATCGCCTCGTCGAAGTCGTGCTTCTCCTGGTCGGTGAAGGCGCGGTCTTCGCCGGCGGCCTTCTCTGCGATGTCGCGCGCGGTCTTCGCGGCGGCGAGTGCCTCCTGCTGGAGGCGCTGCAATCTGGTCATGATGGGGCCCTCCGTGGGCGCGTGGGGTGGCCGCCGCGGCGTGCGCCGGGGCGGCGGGGTTGTCGGTTGTGGCTAGGCGCGGAACTCCGCGGCGAAGTCCGCCTCGAGGTCGAGCGCTTCCACGAGCGACAGCACGCTTGACGGGGCCGGGCGGGCAGGGTCGTGCTCCTGCGGGTCCGGCGTGGCCTTCTCGCTGTCGGGCTCTGCGCGGACGTGCACGAGCACGCCCCGCAGGTCTTTCATGCCGCCTGTGATCTTCCCGACGGCATCGTCGATGGCGGCCTCGTCCTCGGGGGACACGTGGCCGGCCTTCGCGCGTTCGGCGAACCGCTGCACCGACTTGACGTCGAGCAGCTCGGTGTCCGGGTTGGCGCCCAGCAGGCACGGCCCGGTCTCGTGCAGGGCGAGCTTGCGCAGCTCGTAGACGGGCTCACCGTCTCGCTCGCCCATGGCGCCCTCGATCACGTCGTAGGCGAAGGAGAACTGCTTGACGCGGCGGCCCTTCAGCAGCCGGTAGACCTGCTTGGCCTTGGCCGCGTCGAGGTCGAGCTGGCCGCGGACCCACAGGCCCTCGGTCCGCTCCTCCGCCGCCAGCACGACGCCGATGTGGGAGTCCGGGTCGCTCATCTGGTGCGACCACAGGACGGGGATCGGGTCGCCGCTGGCCTTCCACTCGGCGAGGGTGTCGGTGAACGCGCCGGGCATGACGACCTCGCCGTAGAGGTCGACGTTGCCGAAGACGCTCACGATGGCCTCGAACTGGCCCTCGCCCATGCCGTCCTGGTCGCCGGCCTTCACGCGTACGGGTACGACCTTGGTGGGCATCTAGGCCCCTTCCTCTGACTGGACGGTCACGGGCAGCAGCCCGAGGTGCTTGATGGGGTCAAGGCCCAGCGCCTGGCAGCACGAGACCGGGTCGAAGCCGGAGCGCACGAGCACGCCGAGCGCGTTGATCAGCGCCGCCAGCTCCTCCGGGGTGCGCGGCTTGTCGGCCGACTCGCCGTCGGACGGCAGCGCCAGGTTCAGCGGCAGGATCAGCTCGTCGCCGCCCTCGATGTACGGCAGGTTCAGCCGGGCGCGGCCCTCGTTGCGGGTCATCACCGGACCTCCGACGCTGGCCTGCAGCGACGTAGCCTGCTCCTCGAAGGAGCCCTTGAGCTTCTCGGCGAGGTTGAACTCGACGTACAGCCCGGCCGAGCCGGCGACATCCGGCACCAGCTGCAGCTCGATCTCCTGCTGGATCATCTCCAGCCACGGGCCCAGCGTGTCCTGGTAGAGCTGCTTGTGCTGCTCGCGGATGTTGGAGAACGTCGCGTGCTCGAGGATCCCGACCATCGGCAGCGGCACGTGGTACGCGGCGGCTACCTCCTCGCGGGAGAGCTTGCGGGCCTCGACGTACTGCGAGTCCTTCGCGTTGAAGCTGGTCGAGTTGAACGTCATGCCCTCTTCGAGGATGCCGGTCGCGCCGCTGTTCGCCGCGCCGGAGTGCAACGCCTGCCACTCGGCGCGGAACCGGCCGCGGGCCTCGTCGGACCATTCGGGTGCGTCCGCCGGCCGCTCGATCACACCCTCGACTCGGGCCGCGTTGCGCCAGAACCACTCGCGGTACTCGCCGGATGCGACGTCCTCGGCCAGGATCCGACGCAGCGTCTGCATCGGGGTGAGGCCCTCGGTCAGCAGCGTCGGGTTGTAGCCGTGGAAGTGCACGACCTGGTCGGCCGGGTAGGTGACCGACCCGCGGTTGCCGCGGACCTTGAACGCCTGCGGGGTCAGCCACGAGTCGCCGATCGGGGTGACCCGCACCGGCGGGATCCGGATCAGGCCCATCTGCCCGGTGGAGGCCCACACCTTCAGCCAGTACGCCGCGTCGTAGATGCCCATGTCCTGCACGAGCGCGTCCGCGAGCCGGTACCAGGTGACGCTCGGGTTGGGCCGGCCGAGCAGCCGGGGCAGCGCGTGGTCGACGACGCGTTCCCGGTCGGTGTCGGAGATCCGCTTGAAGGTGTGCAGCCCGAGCTGGGCGATGTTGCGGCCGAGGAAGGACACGACGGTGCGGATCGCCGGCTGGGTGCGCCACAGCTCGGCCGGGTCGGTGAACAGCTGCCGGAACGCATCGCCGTACATCGGCAGCGACCCGCTGCGCGGGGCCTGCGGGGCGCGTTCGATCGCGACCAGGCCGCCGTCGGACCGCACGACGCTCACGCGTGACGCTCGATCTGGATGAAGTCGATGTGCTGGCGGTCGAGCACGACCTCGCCGTCCATCGGCTGCCCCTGGGTCCGGCCCTCGAAGAGGGTCACGTCGCGCAGCACGAGCATGTCGAAGCGCTCCTCCCACACGACACCGGCGAAGGCCTTGCCGCTGCGCAGGTTCACGATGACCCGCTCGGTGAGCAGTGCCTTGTAGACGCGACGGTGCACGGCACAGGCCCTCCTCACACGGCGTCGAGACCGCGGTCCTCGTAGACGCTGCGCCGCACCGGCGCGCGCTTGCTGGCGAAGTGCAGCGCGATGATCGCGGCGGCAACGCCGTCGATCTTGTCTCCGGCCCGGGCCTTGTCGGGTTTCACGTTGCCGGCCGGGTCCATCGCGATCGCGAAGTTGTCGATCTGCCAGCGCATCAGGTCGTGCCCGCTGTGCCGGTACCGCGGCCGCTCCGGGGTGCCCTCGAGCAGCAGCCGCTGCAGCTCCTTGGTCGGGGCCGAGACCCCGGCGAAGCCCTGCCCGAGGGATTCCATCGGCGCCCCGTCGTCGACCAGCCGGTTGACCAGGTCGGTGGCGTTCCACCGGTCGAAGCCAATCGCCTCGACGGTGAACGTCTCCCGGTCCCGGTTGATCTGCTCGCGGATGAACTCGTAGTCGGTGACGTTGCCGGGGGTCAGGGTGAGCAGGCCCTCGCGGACCCAGACCGCGGCGGACCCGGCGGTGCGCCGGTTGAGGTCCTCGAGCGAGGCCTCCGGCGCCCAGTGCCGCCACAGGATGTCGTGCCCGCCCTCGGCGTCGGGGAAGTCCCAGGCGAGCGCCGTCAGGTCGGACGTCGATCCGAGGTCGAGCCCGCCGAACGCCCGCCGGCCCTTCAGCGCCGCCTCGTCGACCATGCCGGCGTTCGCGTCCCACGACGCGACAGTCAGGTACTTGGTCTGCTGCCGGGTGCGGATCCCCAGGTGCAGCCGCAGGAACTTCGCCAGGTCGGCCGGTGACTGCTGCGCCTCCAGCGACGCCTTCGCCAGGTACGACCGGGTCGGCGAGATCCCGTAGCCGGGGTTCGCCGCGCGCCACGTCGACTCGGCGTGCGGGTCGTCGGTGTCCGCCGCCGCCCACACGACGCCGTACGTCGACAGGTCGGTGACGGCCCGCACCGCGAGCTGCTCGAC